GAGAAAGAGAAATAATAAAGAATAACTAGCGCATAAAAAAAGCTAGCACCCTACCCTGTTTAATCTTTGTCATCAAATAAAGTAAGTTGCTCTTCTTGATCTTTTATTCCGTGAACTTTAATTGCGGTGTAATTTACGTTAACGATGTTATATTCAGAATCTATTTCCGTTTGAATGTTTAAATCACAAGATAGTTTAAAACCTCCTGAAATTTTTATTTCCCCTTTTCTGATATTAGTTATAAAAATCTCATCATCTATCTTTACGCTGATTTGACGTCCAGCAAATATTACTTCCCATTTTGATTTACCAATTAAATCAGGTCTTTTTATTGTTAAATCACAGTTTTGAATTATTTCAACATTTTCTTTAAAAACATTAGACTGACTATCTATAGTATGTACAGACATATTATCATAATCAGTTTTTACAAAAGATTGTTTTTGATTATTGTGTTCAATAACTATCCCGTCTCTTCCACTGGCTTTTAAATCAGTAAAAACCTGTACTATAGTGTTATCAATTTTACTATCGTTAAGATAGCAATTCACTATATTTGTGGTGGCGGTTATTTGCTCATTATCTTGGTTTGTAACAATTGTCCCTTGGGGTGTTTGTTCTATTGACTTAGGCTTTTTTCCTTTTAAATGCGACTTAATCTGTAATAAGGCTAAATACCCACCGACTATCTCTGTTGCAAGCCTTGCATTATCTTTAGTAAGTAAATCTGGACTGTACTTTACAACGGCATCAATAATAGTTTCAAAAGAACCCTCTTTAGTAGCTTTGATCTCTAAACGTAAAAAAGCATTAGGATTAATGGCTTGTAAGGAAGATTTTACTAATTCCACAGTATTGTTAATAGTTCTGGCAAACAACTCTGCATCTATGCTATTACCACCCTCAAATTTTACTTTGAATGTATCTATACTTTCTTGAAAATGATCCTGACTCATAAAACACAACGTAAATTATCTATCATCAAGTCTACAACATTCAATCCAACCAGTCAAAGTCCATCTCACATTTTTGCAACAAAGTAAAAATAATAGAATATTATAATAATAGGAATACACAATATCCCTATTGGCAAAAAGCCAGTTAAAACTGGCTTAGTTTAACAATAAGTAATCATAAATTTTAATGGCTTCTACTTCTGTAATGCCCTTTAACATAAGTCCCATCTTGTCTATAATACCCATCTATATTTTCAGTTTTAGGGCGATGTGTTCTTTCACTAATTTCGCCATAATGAGAATCATTTCTTTGTCCTGGTAAACTTAAATGAGCATAAGAACTAGATGTTAAACTTAATAAAACTATTACGCTAATTATTATTTTGTTCATTTTAACCTCCTTTTTTATGTTAGTTTTATTATATTAAGTATGAAACATCATACCCGTAAAAAAGTTTAGCCCACCCTATTTCTATTACACAAATCATAAATACTTACTTCATTTGCAATCAAGACCAACTGTATCATTTTGTCTACAGGTTAAAATAATTGAACAAAACGTTATAATGTAAAGATACACTTTTGTGTACAAAAGAGTTGACATATTAAATACACTATATTATACTTTTTTATAAGTAACCCACGAACATATGCTTTTAGGCATAAAAAAAGAGCCTAGATCGTAAGACCTAAACTCTTCTTTCATGGGTTACCCGCTCGGGGTTTCCCCGCAGGATAACTCCGAGCTAACAACAACACCTTTCACTTTAAAACGGAGGTAATAAAATGAGTTTACAGATTACAAACAATAATAATAAAGCGCAAGAGACTTTTTTAAAACAATTAGAGGGATTAGCTCTTGCCCGTGATATTTTAACAGCTAAAAATTTGAATAAAGATGCGGAGTGTGATACAATGACATATAAATCTACTTCTTGCGAGTTATCAATGACAAAAAAAGTTATTTTGCCTACAGAGGCTATGCAACTGCTTTCTAATCTGGAAGCTCTAAAGGAAGCTGGCAAAACTTATTTTCAAAGAAATAGCCAAAAAGCGTTGCCTGATCATATTTCGGAAACTCCTAAATTCCATGAATCTAAAGAGGACAAGGTAGAGTTATCTGATTCTACTAAAGAAACTTTTACAAGAATTGGAGCTAGAGCCAGAAAAGCTTTTATTAAAGAACAGATGGCAAGGGCAGATAAGTATAACATTCCTTATGATTGTTACAATGTTAATTTCCTTGAGCTAAGCTATAAGATAGACCAATACGAAATGCTGCTTGAGGAGGCTAAAGACCTTGGAATTTACTGGGAAATATCCGAATACGACCCAATAGCATTAGAACAGGAAATAGAAGCTCATAAAGAGAGCGAACGCAGGTCAAGAGATGCTATGTATAGCGATTACCTTTATTCTCGGAGGGTAGCAGTATGAGATCGGATGATAAGAACGTATCGTTACATGATATGGAAAACCTATTTTACAACGAATGGAAAAGTAGGCAAGACGTAAAAAGACGGGAAGATAGCTATAAAGAACATGTTGAAAAAAATCCAAATGCTCGTTTATTAGATGAACTTTTGAATAAATACTTAAATAAATAAAATGATAGTGAAAGCAGAATTTAAATATCCTCCTGTTTATCCTGTTATTACTTACTATGGTTATCCTGTAGAGATAGACCTTAGAAAATTAGAGATAAGTCAGTGTATATTTTATAAAGTTTTAACACAAACTCAGATAGCTATTTATGTCTTAAAGGAATTGACAATAATTTTAAAACATTATGTTAGGGATATAAGTTATGACGACCTTAAAAAAGCATGGATTACTAATATAGATAAGGAGCAACGGGTAAAAGATTGTATAGATTATATTTCGGAGTTAATCCTTTTATCTAAAGCACCATTGTTAAGAACTAAAAAGAAAAGAAAAAAGTTAAGAGGTTATTCATATGCACAACAAACAAGACTGGTTAAGAGAGCGTAAGAATTACTTGGGTGGAAGTGATCTAGGTGCTATCGCAGGACTTAACCCTTATAGGACTGCTCTTGATGTATATCTTGATAAAACCAGCGATGACATAGCGGAAGACACTAACTCTGCAATGAGGTGGGGAACTCTTTTAGAAGACGTTATTGCCAAAGAATATGCACAAGTTACTGGCTACGATGTGGAAGTAGAGCCAAATACAATATATCACCCAAAATACAAGTTTTTAGGAGCTAATATTGATAGGTGGGTTGATAGATGGGTAAACAATGGAACGCATATTTTAGAATGTAAGACAGCTGGTTTTACCAAGGCTAAACAATGGGGCGACTCAGGTACTGACCAAATCCCTGAGTCATATCTGATACAAGTAGCTTATTATGCTGCAATCTGTGATGTACCAAAGGTTGATATAGCAGTTTTAATCGGCGGTCAAGATTTTAGAATATACACTTATAACAGAAATAAGGAACTAGAAGAAAAGCTAATTAAAATAGCATGTAATTTCTGGCATAACCATATAGAAAAAAGGATACCGCCTAAATGTGTTAATACCAGAGATACATTCAATCTGTTTCCGCAAAGTAATTATCACGAAATAGTAGCAGAAGATAATATTATAGAGAAATTGGAACAACTTAAAACTGCGAAAGAGGAAGAAAGTAAGATAGCTGATACCATTGAGAAATTAAAGACCGATATACAGGAATTTATGAGAGATTATGACGTACTCATAGATAATCAGGGGAACGTAATAGCTACATGGAAAAATACAGCACCTCGTTCATGCTTTGACCTTAAGAAGTTTAAAGAAGATGCTAAGGAAATGTATTTGAAATACGTAAACTATGCCAAGCAATCAAGAGTATTTTTAATTAAGTGAGGTAGAAAATGAGTAAGATAGCAGTAAAAATAACGTTATTAACACCGAGTAATTTAAAAGAAGCGATGGAGTATGCTACTATTATAGCAAATAGCGCTATGGTGCCAAAAACTTACCAAGGTAAAGCAGCAGATATTCTGGTTGCCGTACAGATGGGAGCTGAACTTGGGTTAAAGCCAATACAGGCTTTGCAGAATATAGCGGTTATTAACGGCAAACCTTCCGTATATGGCGACGCATTACTTGCTCTTGTACAGGCACATTCGTCATTTGAAGATATCAAGGAGTGGTATGATGAGAAAACAAATACAGCTTTTTGTACAGTAAAACGTAAGAACCAAACTGAGCATACTGTAAGCTTTAGCATAGAAGATGCTAAAAAAGCTGGTTTATGGGGTAAGACCGGTCCTTGGACTCAGTATCCGAAAAGAATGATGCAGATGAGAGCTAGAGGTTTTGCTCTTAGAGATAAGTTTGCAGATGCTTTAGGAGGCTTAATAACAGTTGAAGAGGCACAAGACTATCAGGTAGTAGAGATGCCAGAAAAGAACGTAACACCTATTACAAAAACTGATATACTAAGCAACAAACTCGATCACGTTGTACTAGAGGAGGAAGAAGTAACAAGGCAAGAGCCAAGCGAAACTTTAGCCGAATTAATAGAACTCGTTAAATTGCATAATGTATCAAGTGAGATAATAAACAAGTGGTGTAGCAAAGCTGGTGTTGAAAGTATCGCAGATTTAGGGGAGGAAAGGCAACTAGCCTGTATAGAATATATTAATAAGCAGTATAATTATTCTCAAGATATGGAGGCGGCATGAGAGCAGATTATTTATTTAAGGTCGTTAAATCAAAAAGTGAGAACCTAGAGGGAATTGCAAATAAGGAACTAGTTATTGAAGTAAGATGTATTCAAGGGAATATAGGTAACTTGTATTTAAAACTTAAGATATCCGATTCCCTGACTATAGATTCAGTGTTATTTATGAATCCATTAAAAGATTATTTAACTGGATATTTTGAGCTTAAAAACCAAGATGAACTATCATCAGCACTAAGAGATTTGCTAACAAAACTTAATACACCACACGAGGATTACACTTTCCTTTCTATAAAGTGGGAAAAATTTAGCAAAATGTTTAGGAACTGGTTTGATACAAAGCTGATTCCATTACTAGAGAAAGAATTTGAAATTTCGCAGTTAATTTTTGAAGAATAAAATCATAATATAAAGGAGGTAAAAAATGATTAAGGCTAAAATTTCTATTACTATAATAACGTGCATGCTGACTCTTTGTAGCTGTGGTCATACTTGTAATATGACAGATGAAGAAAAAGAAAAATATATGCAAGAAGAAAGCCGTAGGGATTTAAGAGATTTAATAACAAACTGATCAGATTGGCTTCTAATTAAGAAACCTTAAAAGAACCTTGCATCTAAAAACTTCCATTTTCTTAAGTATTCTGTTATACTCGCATTCGTGAACCTTGCGAGTTACCTATGAAAAAATTATTAAAAACTATTATCTATAGCAGATATTTTATTATCGCATCTGCTATAAGTATTGGCTTATTATCAGCTTATTTCTGGTATCAAGATAATCCTATAGAAGAAACATCAGAAATCATCATAAAAGAACAAACTGGAGTAGATGTTGATTTGACTCCTAAAACCCCAGAACAAGGAACTCAAAAAAAATCAAGTTATCTTCCAATCAACCATTTTCATATGAGAGTGCATTAGTGAAAACATCAGAAAAAGGACTTGATCTAATCAAGCAATTTGAGGGATTTAAGGACTATGTCTATATGTGTCCTGCTGGTTTGCCTACTATAGGTTATGGTCATGTTATAGATTCCAAATCAGTTGCACTCACCAAAGCTGCCCCTCGCATAACTAGAGAGAAAGCTGAGCAATTACTTAAAAACGACGTTAAAGAAGCAGAGAACGCTATAAATTCATCTGTAAAGGTAAACATAAGTCAAGGTCAATTTGATGCTCTGGTGAGCCTTATATACAACTGGGGAGCATATAATTTTAAAATAAGCTTAGGGCTTAGAAAATTAAATGCTGGAGACTACGGCGGAGCTGCTGATGAATTTTTTAGCAAGGTTAGAGGTGTTGTTAATATAGATAGCAAGTTCTCTAATGGTTTATACAGAAGAAGACAGGCAGAGTTAGAACTATGGCAGTCTTAAGACATAAATTTAGAGCTAAACCTTGCGAAGCTGACGGAATTAAATTTGCTTCTAAAAAAGAACATAAAAGATATCAGCAACTTAAAATATTACAAAATAGC